TGTGGATCCGCGCCAGTGATGGCAAAGCCTACCCGGCCGATAACTCCGGGATCACGATCACCCGGGGCAATGCCGCCAACTACCGCGATGCGAGCAACGCGCTCCTGTCCACCACGTTTCGCTTCCGCTACGCCATCGCCCCGGCCTGGCACGAGTTCACCTACGCCAACGTGCAGCTCAACAACTTCAAGAACACGGTGCGCAGCGTGCTCAAGGGCCTGGTGGCCGGCAGCGTCACCGCCGCCGACATCGACAAGTTGCTTTGAGAAGTGCTGAGGACTCAGGTCTGAGGACTGAGCCCTCCCGCTTCTTCCTTCGTTTCCGGACCCACCCAAGGAGGACCTATGTCCATCGAAACCGACCTGCAAAACGCCGTGGCTGCTGCCTCGGCCCTGAACCAAACCGTGCAAGGCAAGATCGACGCGATCAACAGCACGGTCAACAGCGCCATCGCCAGCAACGACGCGCGCACGGCCAGCGCCATCACCGGCATGACCAACGCGGTCAATGCGGAACTGGCCAACATCCGTCCCTACAGCGCCAACTATGTGTTCTGGAACACCCTGGCGCCCACCAGCCGCATCCGCATCTTCCCCGCCATGAAAATCGGCCACCCCTGGGCCGATGGCTCGCTGGTCGATGCTTCGGCCGACGGCAAAAACCCCATCGTCTGGGACAACGACGCGGGTGGCTACCGCCCGGCCGACAGCATCAACAAGAACCCTTTCATCGAATGGGGTGCGATTGACGAGTGGAACGCGCTGACCACGGGCGACAAGGGCACGGGCATCGGCACGGCCTATTCGCCGGTGCTCATGAACCCCACCAACGGGCAGCCGCTGTCGTTCACCAATGCCGCTGGGCAGACGGACTACTACCGCTGCTACGCCGACTTCAGCACCGATGGTGTGCCCGTGTGGGGCCGCAGGCGGCTGGTTCCGTTTGACGATCTGCACAGCATCAGCGGCCGCAAAGCGTATCTGGTCATGTCGGGCTCGGTCGTGGGCCACCCTGATCGTTTGTCGCGCACATTTGTGAATGTCGGCAAGACTTCAGAGGGCTCGTACAGCAATACCCATGACCACCGACGCCAGGACCTCAATGGGGACGGCATCGTCGAGAGCACGGTCAACAACTGGGCGCGACCCCGTTTGGCCCGTCACGCCAGTGCCGATACGACGTGCGGCAACCCAGCTGCTGGAGATGCCCAATCCTCCACAGGACTGATCGCCATCCAAGGGCAGGCCTACAACGGCACCTCGATCCATCGGAACTTCTCCAACGCCACCACAGAGCAATTGTTGGCCGACCCGACCATCGTGCCCGTCCCTTACACCGATACCCCCAGCAACAGCTATCAAGCGGTCTGGGCGATTCCCGTCGGTGATCTTGCGACAGACAGCAGCGTTCGCTGGCGTGTCTACAACTGGGGTTTCACCGGCCTCATCGTTGAAGGCTGGGGCCTGGCCTACATGACACCGGTCACGCGCTGATCGGTGCCACCCCCGCCTTAAACACCCGAACCCTAACGCATACAGGAGAACCCCATGTACGTCATCCGCACCGACACCGGTGAAGAACTCTTCCGTGGACCGGCCGAGCAGGCCAAGGCTTACTTTGGCAACGGCAAACGCTGGCTGGGTCGCATCGTCGACGACACCGACCCGGACGACCCGATCGAAGTCGAGTCCGGCGCCGAAGTGGCGCTGGAGCTGGGCTACGAAGACACCCTCGCCGAAAAACTTCTCTACCTGGCCGACACCGACTGGTACGTCATCCGCGAGCAGGAGACCGGCAAACCCATGCCCGATGCGGTGCGTGGCCGCCGCTCGGCGATCCGCGTCTCGCTGTGATGGGGACGCGCCATGCCCGATCCCACCCTGTCTGAAGCCATTCAGGAGGCCTACGCGCACGCACCCACGGACGCCATCATCTTGCACACGCTGGAGCTGCGTCACCCCGACTTCCGGGACGACGCGGGCAAGCCAACCGCCATCCGTGTCGTGCGCGATCAAGTCGATTTGATCGCAAGGTTGGAAGCCGATGCCCCGCTCAACGCCGGCCAGATGGTCACCTTCATCGCCATGGGCTTTGAGCTGGATCTGCCACCGGTGGACACCGCGCCGGTCCCGGAAATCGTGGTCACGCTGGACAACGTCAGCCGCGAGATCGTGCGGCATCTGGATGCGGCGGCCGAATCGCAGGCGGTGATTGAGATCACCTACCGGCCCTACCTGTCCAACGACCTGGAAGGTCCGCAGATGGATCCGCCCATCACCCTGGTGCTGACCGAGGTGGAGGCTGATGTGCAGCGCGTCACCGCACGTGCCCGCATGATGGACATCGGCAACAAGGCCTTTCCCAGCCGCACTTACACGGCACGAGAGTTTCCTGGGCTCACCCGATGAGCGTTGCAGCAGCAGAACTCACCAAACTTATCGGCCTGCCTTGGATTGCCGGTGCCCGTGGTCCTGAGGCCTATGACTGCTGGGGCCTGTTCCTGGCCGTGCAGCGCAAGCAATTTGGCCGCGATCTGCCCCAAATCCCCGTCGATGCCCTGGACCTGCGCGCGGTGCTCGATGCCTTCACTGCCCACCCCGAGCGCCAGCGCTGGCAGCCCGTGCCCCAGCCGGAAGAGGGCGATGCCGTCCTCATGCGCCAGTCGCGCTACCCGGTGCACATCGGCGTTTGGCTGGATATTGATGGTGGCGGCGTTCTGCACGCTGTGCGCCACGCCGGGGTGGTGTTCCAAACCTTGGCTGCGCTCGATGCACACGGTTGGCGCATCGAAGGTTTTTACCGTTTCCGTGATCCGACATGATTCCGCAGATCCCCGCTGTGCCTGCAGTACCGCAAGCCACCGTCGTCTGGCCCCGCAACCCCTTCCACCCCGCCGACAAAGACCTGCATGCCGTGGAAGTGGGCAGCACCGTCGCCGATTGGATGAGCTCCCAAGCCATCACCGAATTCCCGCTGCCCACCGTCTGTCTGGTCAACGGCCAGCCCTTGCTGCGCCGGGACTGGGCCATCCGCCCTTTGGCCGCGCACGACGTGGTGGTGCTGGTCGGCCTGCCCGGTGGCGGTGGAGGCGGTGGCGGCAGCAACCCGCTGCGGGTGGTCTTGTCGATCGCCGTCATGGTGCTGGCCCCCTATGCCGCTGCTGGCCTCATG